GCGCTTGGGCGACGAATCGGCCGATCACCAGCGGCACAGCCGCGGACGTGACTGGCCCCTCGTCGTCGCCGGGCTCGTCGTCCTGCTCCGGCTGCTCCAGCAGCAGGTCACCGGGCGGCATCGGCGCGTCCACACCCGGGCCGTCGATACGGGCCACGGTCGTTTCCTGCCGCAGCCACGCCATCACCGCTGCCGGGTCGTCCGGGTCGAACTCGATCTCCACCCCGACCGGGCCGGACAGAATCAGCGTGCCGGGCTCGGGCATCTGCACCTGCAGCCCGGGCGGCACCAGCGGCCGCCGACCGGGCCGAAAGATCACCTCATACGGCAGCCCGGCGAGCCGGTCCACGCCGACCACGCGGGTCGGTTCAGCAGCGGCGGGGTCGGTTGGTGTGGTCATAGCAGCGCCAGTGTGCCGAGAAGCCAGTGCTCGAAATCCGGGTCGACGTACCTACCCCGCGCGGTGCCGCGCCCGAGCAGGTCTTCCATGCCGGTGGACAGCACCTCGTGCGAGCCGACGCCGTAGTCGACGTACCGCTTGCCGGAGTAGTGCTGGAAAAGGTCGTCCCGGTAGCCGCGCTCGAAGGTGCCCTCGTAGATGTCGGACTTGGAGTCGAAAGTTCGGTTCCCCGGGGTGCCGCTGCGCGTCACCCGCTGGAAAAGGAAACCCCATTCCGCTCGCTCCAGGTGATTGTTCGACGCCTCCATCACGTGCGACAGCTCGTGCAGCATCACGTCGGCCCGGCGGTCCGGGTCTCGGTAGCTACCGCCGTCGACCCGGTGCGTCCCTAGGCTGTAGTTCGCGCGGGCCGACGTCGAGGTGACCGACAGTTTCTTCGGAACTGCGTTGAGCGCGTCGATCCAGTCGGACGGGAATGACTCCTGCGCAACGCTGATCGCCTCGGTCACGCTCGCGGCACGATCGGCGTCGAGGTTGCCGTCCAGGTCGTAGTCGATGCCGCGACCCTGCCGCGGCCCCATCGGCCGCTGCTCGAGCAGCACTTCCCGCAGCACATCGGCGCGGTCCTGCCCGGCGGCGCGCTGCAGCTGGATCATCTGCTGCATCTGGCGGGCCACCTGGGAGCGCTGCTCACGCAGTTCGGCGGCGCGGCCGCGGTGCCGGTCCAGGAACTCGGCGGTGCCGTCGGGGGCGCCGGGGAAGTCGCTCGCCTGCACGTCGGGGTCGGCGGCCAGCGTCTCCACCAGCCCCTCCGGTGGGTCGCCGCCCATCTCTTCGCGCCACGCGCGGCGCACGTCCTGGTTGAACTGGCGGGCGTCGGCGTCGACCTTCTGCCGCAGCCCGAGCATGCGTTCGCGGAGCGCGTCGGCGCGGGCCTGCCGGTCGGCGAGTCGCCGGTCGGCTTCGGCGGAGATCGCGGCGCCGGCGTCTCGGACGGCTTCGAGCTGCCGCAGGGTGTGCTCACCGGGGCCGCCGTCGCTGGCGAGGTCGAGCAGTGAGGGGTCGTTCGGGTTCTGCCCGAACAGCTGGGGGTCGCCGACGCGGTCGCGGGCGTCGGCGATCTGCTCGTCGACGGTGCGGGTGTCGGTGGCGGCGCGCTGTTTACGGGCGAGCGCGGCGACGGCGAGGCGGCTGCCGCGGCCGGGCGGGGAGTAGCTGTTGTCGGTGTCGCTGGACGTCAACGCGTCCCGCATGATCATCTCGGCGGCGAGGTCGCGGTCGCGTTGGCTGGTGTCGGGGAAATCGCGGGCCAGGTCGGTGGCGATCTGGTCGCGGATCTGCCGCACACGCTCGGCGTCGTCGGGGTTGTCGACCGCTTCGCGTGCGGTGTCGCGGTAGCGGACCGCGACGTCGTCGCGGTCGTCGCGCTGCTGCGGCGCACGATCGGGTGCCGGGGTGCGCTGGGGCGCGGGCCGGGTGTCGCGGCCGCCGACGGGTGCGGTGCGCTGCTCGGTGGCCGGGCGGGTGTCCCGCTCGGTGCTGCCACCGCGGGACCTGGTCGTGGTCTCGCTCGACGAGCCACCCGGGGTGCGCGTGGGCGCGGCGGTGGGCTTTTCCTTGCGGCCGCGGCGGCGGCCCTTCTTGGGCTTGACCTTGCGACCGACCGGGATGGGGAAGCCGATAGGGACGCCGTAGCGGCGGGCACCGGCGGGGGTGCGCACGTACCGCACCTTGTAGGCGTCGACCAGCTCGGCGGCAACGAACCGTCCGATCGGCAGCGGACGGGCGGCGAGCTGCTGCTCGGGCCTGTACTCGACGACGCTCACCGGCGCCGCCTCCGCTTCGGGTTGTCGATGTACTCCGCCCGCATGGCCTCGATCTGCTCGGTCAGGCGGCGTCGGATCTCCGCGGTCTGTTGCGCCGACGTGCCCACCCGGCCGGCGGCGTCGTCCGCGGCGGCGAGCTTGTCCACGGCGATCTTGCGCGGGTCACCTTTCGCGGCAGCCAGTCGTCGCGCCACGATGCCCTCCGGGTCGTCCAGCACGGCGAAGATCGGGGTCGACCCGCACAAGCAGCCCTTGTGGTCGCCGGGGTGGAAGTAGCGGCCCANCCACGCGGTCGAGGCGTCGGTGTCCAGCTTCGGGTCGGTCCAGGTGGAGAACCGCACCCCGTGCAGCCTGCGGTGCGGCTCGAAAGTCTTGCGCGGCTGGTGCGGCCGGTAGTCCCACTCCCAGCCGACGAGCACGGCGCCCTCGTCGGCGAGGGCCTGCTGCACCACCGGCCCGGTCGCCAGCCCGGTGCCGGGGTTGGTGCGGGGGCGGCGTTTCTTGTCGGGTCGGCGGCTGCGCCGCTTGCCCTTCCACCCGCCGCTGTTCTGCTGGCCGCGGGCGAACGCGTCCACGTCGACGTCGGCGTGGTCGGCGGCGGACGCGGCGATCACCAACAGCTGGTCACCACCGGCGACGGCGAGCACGTCGGCGATGTCCTGCGCCGTGAGCGGGCTTGCGGTCTGTTCGCCCGGTTCGTCGTCGACCGCACCGGACGGCTCGAACAGCGCCCACTCGGCGGCCTCGTGCAGCTCGCGCAGCAGCACCTGCCACGCGGGGTCGACGTGGCCCGCCAGCCGGGAGGTGATCTCCCCGGACAGTCGCTGCCCGAGCGGGCTGTGCGGGTTCACGCCGAGCACGTCGCAGGCGGCCATCCCGGCCTCGACGGCCGCGTCGCGCAGCCAGCCGGTGACCTGTCCGCGCAGCCGCGCGTACTCGTCGGTGATCAGGTCGGTCACCTGCACCAGCTCGGCCACCTTGTCCCGGCCGAGCAGCGCGGGGATCTCGGCGGCGGGCCGGTTGACCAGCTGTGCTGCGAGGGCGCGGTCCCGCTGCGCCGCCGACCGCACCCGGGCGCCGGCCCGTTCGAGCACGCGGGCGAGCGCGTCGTCGGCGGCGACCCAGATGCGCTGCATCAGCGACGCGTCGATCGCGGCGAGCGCGCGGCAGGCGTCCTCATCGACGTGCATCGCGAACTCGTCGGGGTCGGCGGCGGCGCGCAGCCCGGGCGCGGGGGCGCCCTGGCTGGGGTCGGGCGGCGCGGCCGGCATTTCGGGCACCGGCTGGTTAGGGGTGACCTGCCCGGGGGTGGCGACGGGCCGGTCACCGTCGGCGGCGGGCAGCCCCGCCTGTTGGCCGGGTTGCCCGGGTTGGCTGGGGTGGCGGCCCTGGCGTGCTTGGCGGGGCAGCACCTGCCCGTCGACCGTGCGCGGCTCGGGTCGGCGCAGCCCGAGCACTTCGGCGGTCTCCTGTGGGGGCAGGCGACCGCTGGACGCGAGCCGCCGCGTGATCTCGTCCGGGTTGGGGGCGTCGTCCTCGGAGAAGCCGAGTTCGCGGCGCAGCGCGGCGTCGCTGATCACGAGCCGGTCGTGGGCGTCGCGGGCGTCCTGGCCCCTGTTCGGATTCTCGGCGAGGTCGGACGCGTCCGCGATGATCGTGATCCGGTTGATGTCGGCGGAGGTGTAGCCCAGCGACTCCAGCGCGGGCCGCATGAAAGCCTTCACCATGCACGCGGCGATCGTGTCGGCGGCGGGCTGCACCTGCTCCTTGATCGAGCGGGCGTCGATCTGCCACGCATTCCAGTGGCTGGTGTCGCCGACGCCTTCGATCTGCTCGGGCTGCACGTCCAGGCCCTGCAGGAGCCGCACGAGCGCGGCTTGCTGACGGTCGATCAGCTTTTCGGCGTCGGCGCGCTGCAGGGTGATGTGCTTGACCCCGTCGAGGGCGTCTTTGTCGCCGCGGATGACGATGGGCACCACCTGTTGGGCGTCGCCGTCGTCGTCGAGCGGGGCGAGCATGGCGGCGACGAAGTCCTGCATGAAGGTGTCGCGTTCGATGCCGTCACCGTCGCCGTCGTCTTCGTCGTCGCGGGACCGCACCAGTGACAGTTCGGTGGGCACCAGCAGGATGCCGTTGGCGGCGACGCGGGAGCGGGAGCCGGCGCGCATCTCCCGGCCGGTGAGCACGACGTCTTCGGCGACGCCGAGCATGGACCGCATCGGGGCGTCGGCCAGTTCGGACCATTCCAGGTCTTGCACCCAGCAGCGCAGCAGCGCTTCCCGGTCGGGGTCGATCGGCACCACGGATTTCATGCCGGGCAGCGTGGAGATCGCGATGCGGCCGTCGGAGCCGATCTGGACCTCGCTGATGGAGCGGACGTGGAAGACGTCGTCGGCGTCGATGTGGATCCACGCTTCGCCGACGCAGTTGAGGTTCTCGTCGAGGCGGGCGGTGAAACCGTCCGGTGAGGGGTCGAACGGGATGCGGTTGAAGTTGACGATCGCGTCGGCGGCGAGCTGCTTGTCCAGGTGGTGGTCGCCGGTGTCGAGCGGGATCGGCGGCTCGGGCCAGGGGCGCTTCTCAGCGACGTAGAAGCGGCACTTGGCGACGGCTTGGGCGCGTAGCCGGTGCGCTTCGCGGATCTCGCCGATCAGGGTGCGGTAGTCGAAGGCGGTCTGCTGCCAGCTCTGCTTGGTGGCGGCGAGGCGGGCGGCGGTGTCGCGGGCGGACAGGTCGATGCGCTGGCCGGCGGCGCGGAGCACGCGTAGTTGCGGTGGTTTGGGCACGTAGGCGGCCAGCTCGTCAGGCTTGGGCGCTCGCCAGCCGAAAGGTGGCACGCGACGGTCCTGCCCTTCCCCGCGGTTGATGGTGGTGCGTTCGGCAGCGTGTGCGGGTGGGGGTGGTGGGGGCGGGCAGTCGCGTGTCTGCTGCGGTGCGGGTGGTGGCTGCACCTGTACTTGAGTGCTGTCCGATACTGTCCTAAACTGTCCCTCGTGAACGCCGCCACCCTCACCCCCGCCGCCCCGCAGGACCTCGCCCCCGCCGCGTGGGACACCAACACCTTCCGCTGCGACAAGCCCTCCTGGCGCCACCGCCGAGTCGCACCCCTCCCTGTGCGACTGCGCCTGCAAGGGCGCAGGTCACGGCCACGAGCACCGGCGCGGCATCGCCGCCGCCGCCCAGGCGTTCCTCGCCCGCAGCGTCAACGGGTTCACCCCGGCGATGCTCGCCGCCATCCCGGACGACGAGCCGTTCTGACCTGCCCCAACCCCGGCCACCCCGACCGACCAGAAAGGACAGCAACCGCCAGATGAACACCACCACCACTGTTGCCGCCCGGCCCGTCACCACCGACGTGTTCGACGAGATCACCGGCGAGCACATCGTCTCCGTGGAGCGCGAGCTGCACTACGGCGACATGGCCGGTGGCGGTGTCGTCGTGCACGTCAGCTGCCGCACCCCGTCCCGCTGGACCGCCACCGTTCGCCGCATCTGACCGGCCCGGCCGGGCCCGGTGATGTCGGGGCCGGCCCTCTCTATCGACCACGCCCCTCACCACCGACACCAGGAGTACTGACGTCATGACCTATTCGAGTCGGCGGCAGCGGCTGCACGAGCAGCACGACGGCAACCCCGGAAAGGGGGCCGAGCTTACGGCACGCCATGTGCGCACCCGGTGCTCGCCGCTGCTGGACGAGGTGGAGGTCGGCTGGTGATCGACGGGCGGCGTTGACCAGCGGCTTCCGTCCAGGGTGGACCCCTACACGTTTACCGCCGCCAACCGCTACGGGACACTGATCGCCATGAGCGACACCGCCACCGAGCCCGTGCCGATCGACTGGACAGCTGACGGGTCCAAGCCGCAGCGTGAGGGCGAGCGGTGCTCGGGGTGCGGTCAGGTACTGATGCTCACCCGTCCCGGCCGCAGCTACTGCGCGTACTGCGACGTCNCGGCCGGGCGGGACCCGTTCGCCACCGACCAGGCCGAGCCACCGGCCAATTGACCTATCGACGCCACCCCTTCGACGACACCCGCAGGAGGACTCTCATCGTGCCANTGCAGCCGTTGCCGGTCGTGTACGCNGGTATCCGGTTTCCGTCTCGCACCGTGGCCCGCTGGGCCATTTTCCTCGACCACCTGGAGATCGAGTGGGAGTACGAGCCGGACGCGTACGACACCGACGAGGGGCCGTACGTGCCGACGTTCAAAGTCAAGATCGATCAGGTGAAGAACAGTTCCAGCTACCACCAGTTCTTCACCGTCGAACAGCCCGGCTCGCCGCACGGTGCCCGGCATGTTGCGTTCGCGAGAGCGACCGGGTTGCCGTTGATCGTGGCTCGTCAGATGCCGCGCAGTTACGCCGACCAGTTCCCGCGGGGCGGACGGCTGCTCGCGTACAACCTGATGGTCGACAACAGCGACAACTGGCCGGTGCAGTGTTCGTTCGTCAACGTCGACCAGCCGGCCTTGAGGCAGTGGTGCGCGTTGGGGGACAACCGCCACTGGTGCCAGGAGGATTTCGGGTTCAGCATGGCGAGTCGGACTCATCTCGCGGTGGAATGCCCGGGGTCGTACTCGCCGCCGGCGGAGTCGCCGGTGGTGGATGAGGCGCTCGTGGAGGCTCGGTCGGCGCGGTTCGTGTGGTCGGATGGTGGCGCCGTCACCCCGTGACCACTGTCCATAGTGGAAGGTGCGTTGTAACACAAGGTGCTCCACAGAGCAATCACCTCGCCACTCGGAGTAGCCAGCGAGCCGACGAGCAGACGATCACCATCCGTCGATCCGAGCCATGACCAGCACAGATAGACCCGGT